TACTCGGCTCACGTCGTCGGAGCATAGTGGACCGCTCGGGCAACTGTACCAGTTCATAAAGGGCGGGTGAGGATTGGCTAGGGCTGGGGTCATGGAGAGCATAGATAGAATCATGACCAAAACGATTGGGTTGGATAGAGACCAGTGTAGCTTCATTTTATCTCCTTTTCTTTTTCTCTCATCTGCTCTAACCGCTCCCGAAGCATCCGCAGCGCCATGTTCGACAGCGAGCGATTTTCGGCTTTCGCTAGCCTCCGTATTTCTTCTAGCATCTTCGGCGTAACCCGGATTCTTAGGAAAACGGAAAGTGTGTCCATGCGTGGTCAACTTATCCCCAATGTGGATTCTTGTCAAGCTTTATTTTTTAGGGTTGCGTAAATTCCTGCAACTTCTTGATTCTTTGAGTCACGGCTAATTAATGGCAACCCCAGCACCGCCTATTCCTACAGAATTACAAATTTCCGATCCAACCCTCGATACCTTGTATGGCACTCCGCCCGTGGAACCACGGCAGGGCAAACTGCCGATTTCCCGGTCTTATCAATTGACCGACGATTTCGCCGTACCTTCGCCTCCTGTGCCCACAGAGCTAGCGCCTGAGCCGATTGCAGCCCCGCCAGCGCCCGTTCCCGCAGTTGCACCACCCGAAGCCCCACCAACCCCTCCGCCCGCGCCTATAACCGCTCCTATCCCCCCTCCGCTAGAGTTCACGGCGAAGGTGGACTTAGGAGACGGCAGCGGCCCCCAGGTATTTAAGGCCGACAGCCAGCAAGGGCTAATTGATAAGTTGGTCGATGCCCAAAAGAATGCTACCCTGCGGATCAGGCAATTAAAGGAGAAGGCCAAGGCCAAGCCGGATAACTCGCGGCCCCAAGAGCCGCTCGCCTTTCAGCCACGTACATTAAATGAACAAGAACTAACGCAGATTAACGAACTTTGGAAGACGAACCCCGCCGAAGCTTGGCGGCAGATGTACATTGCCTCGACCGGGACGGCTCCCGATTCTGTGGCTAAGGCGGTTTACGAATCACAGATTTCTTCGCAAAAGGAAGCCGCGCAACGCGCCGAAGCCGAATTTATAGCCGATCACGTCGAAGACTTCGACTGTACCCCGAAATCCGGCAATGCGATCTATGCCTTCTTGGCAGGCTGCAACCGCACCGTCACCGATGGCGGGTACAACTGCAAGCGCTGTGGCAAGATTCACGACCTACCGCTTCAGACCACCAAAAACAACCTGGAGTACGCTTTTGAGACCTTAACCGAGCAGGGGGCTACCTTTATGGACAAGCCCGCCCCGGTTCCTGAACCGCCCGCTCCCGTCATTGTTCCTGTTCCTGCGCCGCCTGCGCCTGTACTCGTCGCGCCCCCGGCCCCCCCGATTGTTGCTCCTGTTCCACCCGCACCGCCTCCCCCGGTGATGCTCAGCGACCGCTCTGGTCAGCGGCCTCCTGTAGCAGAACCCGAGGGTGGGGTCGATGTCACCGGATGGCAAAACCTTCCGCTTCACGAGATGCGGCAGCGCATTGCTGCCCAGTTGAAGCGTGGTCCTGCTGCCGGTCGGTAACTCCAGAACCGAGCTAGGCCGATAAGGTTCATAAAAGTGAACGCTACGACCAATTGCGAACATAATTCTGAACGTAAAGTCGGCAACCTCGTGGGAGTGTTAGTGCAAGCACGTTAGCCAATCTTCCTGTGCGCGGCGATCCCGCAAATACCAGATAGCGCGGCCCGGGGCTTGTCAATCTTATCAGCAAAATAGGTGAACTAAATGTCTTATCAACCAGCGTCAGTCTTAACGACTACCGCAGGATTAAGTCATCTAGCTAGCATTTATTATGACCGCGTAGCCGTAGAAAACCTAAAAGCTAATCTACCCTTCGTGGCCGTCACCAGCCGTCGTAAATTGCCCGACCGTAACGGTCGTGTAATTCAACTTTACGGTTACGACCTTTTCGCGGCAAACACTACGCCCGGAACGGAAGGAACTGTAGGTACCGGTATTAACCCAACTACTTCGGTTAGAAACGTCGCTGTAAATCAATATTTCGATTTCGCGTCGTTTTCTGACATCTTAGTTGAAACAGCAATCGACCCGATTGTTGAAAATACTGCTGCCGAGATGGGCTACCGCGCCGCATTAACCGCGAACACGTTAGCTCGTACCGAGTTTGAAGCTGAGGCTACCGCCGATTCCACCATCGTTATTTCCTGTACTGACAACGAATTTTTATCTGCATCGTTGACCCGTCAGGCTGTAATGAGTCTTCGTGGAGCAGACGTGAGACCCCAGACGGATGGCTTGTTTGCCGGGATCATTCACCCGTTCGCAGCGTTCGACCTTTCACGGGGTCGTAATCTCCCTAATTCGGTTAACCACTCATCGAGTAAAAACCGAGCTAAGCCAACGCAAGTTGGAATGTGTAGAGACTATATAGGAGAGGCCAAAAGCCAAGAGATAGTCCGAACTGCATGGCGACATGCAGAGCTACGTGGAAACACCGTAGCCACGCAGAAATGCGGGGTAACAGATTGTTTGAACGATAATACTGCGGGTGGCGTGATTGACATCCTGAAGTACCACAAAGAAGGAAGCGAAGAATTAATGCGCGGTGTCCAAGGATACCGTGTCATTGATGTTGCTGGAGCGCGTTTCATCGAAACGACTACCGCAAGCACTTTCGCTAGCTTCCCAAGCGGTACCAAGACCGGCTATGGCACCTACGTTGTTGGACAGGACGCAGTGTTCTCGGTATCACTAGGAGCAACCGAAATTCCCGAACAACGGAATTCAATAATGATGGATTCCTAATCGAGCTATATCCGTTAATCTGTTGCTGTGGTAGTATCAGTAGTTAGGAACTATCAACCCCAACACAAGACGGAGGTAAGACGCCGTGGATAAAATAAAATTTGCGCAATTAGCGATGGCTATTGATTGCGAGGGCAGTATAGGGATCAGGCGTAGCGTCCAAAAGCATTACGCTAAAACTGGTCTTCCAATTTATAGTTATACAGCAAGTTTTAGGATTCACAATACAGATAATCGTCTTCTGGACTGGCTTCAGCATAATTTTGGTGGCAATATTTATGCTGGCCGTACATGGGCCGACAAACATAACAAGCCATGGAAAACATCGCGTGAATGGATGCTATGTCTCGGCAGTGAGCGCGGAGAACAACTAATACTGGCAGTGATGCCATATTTGTTGATAAAAGATAAGCAAGCGCAACTAGCCCTAGATTTTATTCGGATAGGGCGAGTTAACAAGCCAGAAGAACGTGAGCGAATGTGGTTGCAGATGAAGCAACTTAACAAACGCGGCGTTACCCCAACGACTAATACGCTCGACGCCGCATAGGCGAAGATAGAGTCTGGACTGCATGGCGACATGCAGAATGGTTTAAGGGTGACCTTAAATGCTAATAACTAAACGATCAACTCATAGTCAGGAACTGGGAACCTAGCGTGGCCGATCCAGCAAGAGTAGTGGGCGCTTCATGCGCGTACAATTTCAAGTATGCGGCAATGAGAGTACCCCAGAGTGCGGCACTCCACCCCAGATTCCGGCTTATCAAAGCGGAAGCGTCCATCTCATAGATAACAAACAACTTACACCCCGTAGAAATATGGGGTGTTTTTCTTTTGGATGTGATACAAAATAAGGTCATGAAAGATGACACTCAGCAGGCGCTTTTCGATAAAGGCGAATGGTGGGATGAACATTGGCAGGGAATGCCAGAATTTGACCAACCGCCAAAAGAACCATTCGCCATAATAGTAGTCAGATTTCGCAACCAAGAAGATTTGGACGATTTCGCACAAAAAATAGGCCAAAAACTCAACCGAAACTCACAATCTACGTGGCACCCTGAACTCAAAAATGGTGAACTCGGGAATTCTCTGTCACGACGATACGTGGATGAATCCTAGCTTCCCAATCTACGTGGTCTCGAAGGGCCGATGGAATAGCCGCCTAACGATCAAAGCCCTAGAAAGAATGCGTGTTCCATATCGGGTAGTGGTTGAAGAACAAGAGTATGCCCAATACGCTTGGGAAATAAGCCCCGACAACATTCTTATCCTTCCCATTCGCTACAAAGATGATTACGACACATTTTGGCCTAGGGGTGAAGATAACAAGACAGGCTCAGGGGCGGCGCGTAATTTCTGTTGGGACCACAGTATTGAATCGGGAGCTAATTGGCATTGGGTAATAGATGACAACATTGATGGCTTCTTTCGGCTGAATCGCAACACGAAATTGATTGTCGATACGGGCGCAATTTTTGCAGCGGCGGAAGATTTCGTTACTCGGTATGAAAACGTACCGCTAGCGGGCTTTAATTACTGTAAGTTTTGCAAGTCGGAAGATGCCGCTCCGCCGTTTATTCGCAATACCAGGGTTTATTCTTGTCTGTTGATTAGGAATGACTTACCGCTGAGATGGCGGGGACTATACAACGAAGACGTGGATTTATCATTGCGCGTTCTTAAAAGTGGATATTGCACGATTCAATTCAACGCTTTCTTGTGTGAGAAGCTGACGACGCAGAAGATGTCCGGGGGGAATACGGATGAACTGTATACCGAAGGAACCCTCAAGAAATCTCAGATGTTGGCCGAGATGCATCCCGACGTGGCCCGTGTAGTATGGAAGTTTGATCGCTGGCATCATCAAGTGGACTACGGCCAGTTCAAGCGGAATCAGCTACGGTTTCGCCCTGGTGTGGTTATCAAAGAAGGGATCGACAACTACGGTATGGTGCTGAAAGAACTAGCATCCAAACCCGCCTAGCCGCCATCCAATACGAAGGACTGAAGTGCATGAAAAACACAACCCTACTCCGCCTGAACATCCGCGAAGTCCTAGCTCTACACTGTACGGCTGTGGCCGAGCATAATCTTTCCGGGCGCTTGTGTGACGAAGCCTGCGACAAATGCGAAGAAATGGAAGACGCGCTACTCCAAGCCGTGGAGAACTGGCGACTCCGCGCCTATAAGACAACTAAAGGCAAAATCTAAGCATTCCCGCAACTCCCTTAAACTTGGGGAATGCGCGTCCTCTTTGTCCTGAAACTTGGGAATTATGGCTTCAGTCCTACCGTGATTTCTAGCGGCCTCTTCAATTCTGCACAATTTATCGTAGACATGCTCAATGCCAATGGGCAAATAGCCAAGCTCGTTCAAGTCGTAGATAACAACTCCATCGACAAAGAAGTCACAAAGTTTCAACCCGACTTGGTAGTGATTGAAGCGCTGTGGGTGGTACCGACTAAGTTCGCCGTTCTTACCAAGCTTCACCCCAAAGTACAATGGGTAGTTCGGGTTCACAGTGATTTGCCGTTTCTATCCCATGAAGGCGTAGCCATGGACTGGCTATTCGCCTATCCCCAGTATCCAAATGTTTCCATCGCTTTTAATGACAAACTCACTGCCAGCGAATTTAGCTTCCTAATTCCCGGGAGCGTAAGCTATCTCCCTAATTACTATCCGCCGATTTTTAAGAAACCTATGGGAACGATGTTAAATCCCATAAAAATCGGATGCTTCGGAGCCATCCGCCCACTGAAGAATCAGTTAGTGCAAGCCATGGCAGCGATTCTATATGCCAAGAAATCCATGCGAGCCATGGAATTCCATATCAACTCGACTCGCATTGAAGGCGGGGAATCTATCCTGAAAAATGTGCGGGAGTTATTTGTAGCGACTCATAGCACACTGATTGAACATCCCTGGTTAGACCATGTAGATTTCTTGAAGTTGGTTTCGACCATGGGTATCGTCATGGCGGTTTCGCTTTCGGAAACCTTTTGTATTACCGCCGCTGATGCCGTAGCCAGTGGCATCCGCTTAATTTGTTCCGATCAAGTTCCCTGGGCCGATGCTAGTTCAATCGTGTGCGCAACCAACGTCGATGCCATCGTTTCCAAATTGGATGATTTATCTGGCATTTCTACTAAGGCGAATCAGAAGAAACTGCGGCAATATTCCAATCAATCGGAGCAGATTTGGCTGAACTATTTAGGATAGAATGCTGCCATGACCCAGGAAGAAGCTGAACTTGAGCAAATTGTAATCAATGCCCAAATTGATCGTCTCATGGTGGATTTCAGGTTTCCCTACAGTTGTTCGAGCGGTTGCGGCTATCCTGTACCCACCCCCGGTCCCTGCGGAGAATGTTTTGGGAGCACGTAACGCCATTCCGAACTGGCCACGCGGCAAATCGACAACCACCGCTTGGAGTAATACCCGCTGGCAAGATGCAGAAAACATCTGCGCGTGGCCCTATTATCTCAGCCCTGACTTCCAAATGGATCTGTTTTATGACAAGCTACAGCACAAAGACCAGCAGGCCATGATCGACCACTGGTTTGCCAACTACCGCGAAGGTCATTACAAACAACACACCGTCTTTGTTAATCTCAGGTAGTGCCCCTGCCCTGGTATCAGCGAAGGCCGTGGAAATGGGGCGCGGAACTAGTTTTCTGGGGTGCGGGAATTGTAATCAATCTATTTCGAAAGAACTAAAATGACCTATGGCTCAGGAACTCGAAGTTATAACCGCTCTGCCGAGAAACGGGAAGCAGATAAGAAGCGTAAGCTAGCGACTGAACAGTTCCAAGCGAAACCTGATTCGGTGATCGTCGGTCCAATCTGTAACTGCCGAAGTTTCCGCTTTCCCCATTTTCTTCCCAGCCATAACTCGCTCAGATCAAAGCACGATTGGCGAAGTTGGAAAGATAGATAACATGGCCTACTACCCAGCATCCATGCTCATGCCTGACATGGCTCCTACCACGGACGGCATCCTAAATTCTTACTCGCCTACGTCTGTACTGTCGAAACTAGGAACTACCGTGATGTACATTGTCAGGCATGGGGAAGTAGACAACGACAAGCAACACGTAGTCCGTGGACTAATCAACCAATCCCTAAATGACAAAGGGAAAAAAGATGCCAAAAAGATTGCAGATTATTTTAAGGATATTGATGTGGGGGGCGTGGCTACGGATGATCTTAACCGTACCCGCGAAACGGCTCTACCGATTGCCATAGAAAAAGACGAAGAACTAGAAATGAACCCCTACTTACGTTCCTGGCATTTGGGCACTGAAATTGAGGACCATCCCATCGAAGAAGTAGATGCCGACATCCTTGATTTTAAGAACCATCCTGATAAACTCCCGGTCGGAGGGGAATCCTACGGCGAGTTTTATGATGAATGCATCGAGGCATTCAATAAATACCTCGAACGCTCCATGAGTGGAAAGCCGTGGGTGGTAGTGACGCATGGGAGTTTTATTCAGGCCATCTTTGCACATCTCGGGGAGAAGATCGACCAGAGCTACGCGGCTATACCCATTGGTCCCGCAGGGATCATCGCCATTGTCTTAGGCCGAGACGGCTTCAAGCCGAAAATCCTAGAAGGCTCGAACGTAGGCGAATGACGGGGCACATCCCAAGTACATTAAATGTACCCCATCAAACGGGGTTCCGCATCCGAACCTAGTTTACACAGCCTAAAGATTCTGTCAAGCTTTTTTCTTCATGAATCCCGGCAACTCCCCCCGATCCATGCGTGCCTTGGCCACGGCTTTACTCGCGATGCTGCGGCTGCGGGCCGTGAGTGCATCCTTCTGCCGCTGTATCGCTTGGGATACTTTCGGCGGAAGAATTAATCTTTTGACGCCATCTTTATCCACGAACTTGATGACAATGTTGTCACCCTTCTCATCGCGAATGGTTTGGATGATGAAGGTTTCAGTCTCGCCTGTCATGGCTGCGTTCTCTATGGTTGTAGGTTTGGTTTCGAGGTTGTTCCCTCCCTGTAGTCCACTGTACTGCTTGTCGAACTTTGAGATAGTGTGATCGTTTTCCATAACTCCTCCATACACCTATTTTCTCATGTCAGTTTTTGGTAGACTCAGTTTTCGGGTATAAATGGCGATTAGTGGACAACTAAGCCTACTGCTATGAATGCGAAATATTTTTCTTGACAAAAATAAAAGAGGCCAGCGACTACACCCCACTTCCGCCCCTAGATGAGCGCTTTAGCCCCAATTGTTTCGCATGGCTAACTCCCAACAAAGTAGAACCACTCCACGTCAAAGAACAACTCCCCGCAGGCGACCGCGAGCACCTAATGCAACTGTGGGAAAAGACCGACAAGCAGATTCAGGATCAGCGCTACGAAGATCAGGATGACTTCAAAAACAAAGAGCGCCAGATGGGCAAGATCATACACTCCGGCGAACTAGTGCGGCGCATTCAAAAACTGAATCGGGATTTGATTGTGGAAGATAGCAATGCCGTCAAGGGGTGTGCTGGTTTCTACTTGATGCGCAATGGGGAAAAGACGTGGACCAATGCGAGTTTTAAAAAGGGTTGGGTCAGTGAATTTAGCATCATTCACACCGACGCTGCCGACCTTCCCGTGCGAGTGGATTACGGTTGGAGAACAGTCCTAGTTCGACTGCTAAAGTTTGGGGCAATCACTTGGCAGCAGGTTCTTGATACCTTTGGCGATGTGCATTTTTCCGATACCCGGGGCCGCCATTGGAATTTGAATGTGGCAGGTTTCCGCGTATAATTCCCGCATGAAATATTCACTCGTAACAATCAGACCACAGGGCTTTGCTCATTCCAACGGTTTTCGTGAACTACAAGAATCGGTGGGTTGGGCCTTGGCTGCACTCGGCCATGAATCGAACATCACCGAGAACGCATTTGCAAATGAAGGCCAGAACATTGTGTTCGGAGCAGAACTTGTATCTCCCGATTCAACGCTCCCGCCGAATACGATCATTTATAATATCGAGCAAGACAGCCACCCCGCGTTTCATCATGTACTACGACTAGGCAGGAAAGCAGCGAGTGTGTGGGAATATTCCGCCGCCAACTTGCCACACTGGAAAGAATGCGACGTAGAAGCGGTTCACGTCCCGTTCGGATACACTCCAAATCTTACGAGGATTCCCAAGGCCGACAATCAAGGTATCGACGTGTTCTTCTCGGGCTGGTTAACTGATCGACGTAAGAAGATTCTCGATGAACTGCGTAGTCATGGATTAAATGTCGTAGCCGTGGATAATGTTTATGCAGGAAGCCGGGACAACTTGATTTCCCGTGCTAAGGTATGTCTCAACATCATGCACGACGGACGCACCCATACCAACATTCAGCGCCTATCGTTCTGGATGGCGAACTCCAAGTGCATCGTAAGCGAGATTGCCTCCGATCAAAAAGATTACCCATGGCTAGAGGGTTCAATTATAAATTGTGCTTACGGTTATATCGTGGAAATGGTTAGGCATTGCGTAAAGGACATACTGTTTTGCTCAGTTCTAGAAGGAGGCGCTTTCAATGTCATACGGAAACAAGATTATGTCGCTACCATCGCCCGTGCCCTCGAATTCTCACCTAAACCCAACCCCATCCTTGAACGCTATGAGCGGGGCTGCCGCGAAGGTGACATGAAAGAATACCTTCCATGGCTGCGGGCCAATGCTCGCGGTATGTGTTTAGAGATAGGCACTAGGGATGGTGCAAGCACTTCGGCAATCCTACTAGGACTAGAGCGTAACTGCGGTGTTCTAACCTCGGTAGACATTAAGCCATGCGTATTATGGAAGCACGATTTGTGGGAGTTCGTGCTGTCGGATAGTAAGCAACTCCAGTTTTTTAACGAGTTTGATTTCATTTTGATCGACGGCGATCATACCCGTGAAGGATTCCTAACCGACCTACACAACTGTTACCGCTGGGCCAAGAACGGGGCCATGATAGCCGTTCACGACGTTTCGCCGCCGATGACCTACGAACAATATGGCGGAGATTTCCCGTCCTTCGCGGTAGGCCAAGAATTTGATAAGTTCTGCGGGGAAAAATCCCTGACATCTTTTTATCTCCCGGGGGTGCAAGGCATGGGCGTGTTGGTGGTGAAAAAATGAATGCAGCCGAAGAATTTTGGTACCAAGGACACTACGAAGAATATAGGCACTTGCCGTGGCTACACGACCGCAATACCATTGCCCTAATGCCATGGAAGGTGATTGAGATTGTGCCATTTGGCTACATCGTTTTTCTTTCTGCGGGAGGAACCGAGTTTAAGATGCTGAACAAACCAGCCGTTTGTATAGGGGACATCATATCGTGATTCGTTCACTGGTAACCGGGGGCGCGGGCTTCCTTGGCTCACACATCGTCGATACCCTAGTCGAATTGGGCCACGACGTTCTAGTGCTCGATGACCTATCGGGCGGATACGCAGACAACGTGAACCCAGCCGCGACCCTGTTGCGTGGTTCTATTACTGACCTATCCGTACTAGGCGAGATATTCGTATCCCACCAGATCGACTACATATACCACATAGCTGCTTACGCATCGGAGGGCTTAAGCCACTTCATTCGTCGTTTCAACTATACGAATAACGTTATAGGCTCGATCAACCTGATTAATGCAGCCGTAAATCATGGCGGGGTGAAGTGTTTCGTGTACACATCTTCGATGGCCGTTTATGGTACTAACCAAGTTCCGTTCCTAGAATCTGAAACACCACGCCCCGAGGATTCATATGGTATAGCTAAACTTGCCGTAGAAATGGATCTAAAGGCCGCGCATCGCATGTTTGGGTTGGATTACATTGTTTTCCGTCCGCATAATGTATATGGAGAACGCCAGAACTTGAGCGATCCGTACCGCAACGTGATCGGCATTTTCATGAATCAATGCATGAAAGGCGAGCCGCTCACCATCTTTGGGGACGGCACGCAAACTCGGGCATTTAGCTATATCTCCGACGTAGCGCCATTAATCGCTAACTCCGTGAACGTTCACGGAGATTACGAAGGTCAAGTCTACCAAAATACATTTAATGTAGGTGCGGATATACCGTACTCGATCAATAGGCTTGCCGAGGCCGTGCAAAAAGCTATGGGAACAAAGTTGCCCGTGACGCATCTAGACAAGCGAGAAGAGGTCATGCACGCCTTTAGCGATCACAGGAAGGCCCAGAAAATATTTAATTGCAAGCCAAAGGTCACACTGGAAGACGGTCTAGCCCGCATGGCCGCCTGGGCCAAGAAGCGGGGGCCGCAAAAAGGTAAGCCGTTTGCTAGTATTGAAATCGAGAGGAACATGCCACCTTCCTGGAGGCAGCTTAGCTGGCATGGGTGCCCGCTGCCCTAATGGCCATCGCAGGCAACGTAACCGCCGAATCGTCAGTCTACGACCAAGAAACCACTGCCAAAATCGCTGATTGGATTATTGAGTCTATGCATGGAACCTCCTACGAAAACGCTAGGTTTTTCTTCAACAAGTTCGCCAATGAAATTTCCCCCGAAGACGCGACCGTAGTCGAGTTTGGTTCGCAAGACATCAACGGCTCGGTGCGCGAAGTCATCCCACCCTACGTCAAATTTGTCGGCATCGACTGCTTCCCGGGAAAGCATGTAGACCTTGTAACTAGTGATCCCTACAAGGTGGATCTACCCAACGAATATGCCGACATCGTAGTCTCTTCTTCTACCATGGAGCATGTGGAATTCTTCTGGCTGCTATTCATGGAGATGATTCGGGTAGTCAAGAAGGGCGGCCTGATCTACATCCAAGCTCCAAGTTCAGGGCCATACCATCCCTGTCCGGTAGACTGCTGGCGGTTCTACCCTGGGTCTGGACTAGCTCTAGAGAAGTGGTCGGCACGCATGGGAGACCCGGTGAAGCTGATCTACAGCCATATCAGCGAATATGAGTTCAAGGTAGGAGAAGAAGTTATCAGCGGTGATCAGTGGAAGGATTGGATTGTAGTGTTCAAGAAGATATGAAGATTCTTTTTCTCTCTAATGGAGATAAGCCCGATTACCAGCAAGATACGGTGCTCCATGGCCTTAAAATGCTCATGGGCGACGATATTATCGACTACCGTAGATCGTGGTATATGTACGCCGATTCCTTTGGTGAGGGCAAGGCCAATCTAAAAGAGTTGTACGGTCGTGGTTTTACGCTCTATGGGTTATTGCCATCCGACGCGGGAGTTGATCGTACCGACATCGTAGAAAAAATCAAAGCGAAATTTTTTGATTACATCATATATGGTGGAATCCAACGGAATCAAGCTTTTTATGGCGGCGTGATAGAAACCTATCCCCCTTCGCGTGTCATTTTTATCGACGGAGAAGACTGCCCCCAGGCGCTTAATATCTACAAGTTTGGGACGTATTTCAAGCGCGAATTGCTTGGTGATGCCTACGACTTCTTGCCTATCCACTTTGGGATACCAAAAGAGAAGATCGTTACAGGAATACCGGCCAAGACTAGGTTTATGGCAGAATACGATCCACTTGTCAATCGCACCTATTTATATGATGACGAAGAGGCGTACTACAAGTCATATCGGGACAGCTTTTTTGGTTGCACCATGAAAAAGTCTGGCTGGGAGTGTATGCGTCATGCGGAGATATTAAGCCAAGCCTGCCTGCCGTACTTCAGAGTTCTCGATGGTGCCCCCTATACCGTGATGCATCGCCTGCCGCGAAAGGAACTGCTGTTGGTCATGAACTTAATCGAGTACGGTGCTGCGGGATGCGAGACCGCCAAAGATTTCTACTACAGGGTTATCGAATCGGTAATGCGGCACGTTCGGGAAAATCTCACCACGGAATCTGTGGCGAAATATGTTCTTGATACCGTTGCGGCCATCAAATAGAATCGGGCCAATGAAACGCGGAAATATCAGATTTATCTGCAAACATTGTGGCAAAGAATCGCTTGTATTCCCGGCAGACGTTCGCAAGGGCGGCGGTGTTTTCTGTAGTTTTGCTTGCCGAGTTGCCTACAAAAAAGAGCATGGGGTTCCGTTCGATAGAAAGAAATGGCATGATGCTTGGTACCAAGAGCACAAGGAGCACGTCAAGGCACGAGATGCGACTAGAAAGGCTGCCGACCCCGAGGCGTGGAAGGCAAAGAAAAATGCATCGCAGCGACGTAGGCGTGCGGCTAATCCAGAACCCTTTAGGGAAGCAGCTAGGAGACATAAAATGAAAAACCCAGCCTATCATCGTCCAGGCCATTACAAGAGAAAATACGGAGTTACGGTTGAATTTGTGAAGGCGGAAGTTGCGGCTCAAGGAAACCGTTGCAAGATTTGCAATGAAGAATTTGTTAAAACTCCACATGTAGACCATGACCACGTTACCGGAAAGTATCGCTCCATGTTAGATTTTGGCTGCAATCGTGGGCTTGGCTGCTTTAAGGACGATCCTGCGCTTATATTCAAATCCCTACTCTACTTAGTCAACCACAAAACTATCCCGACCATCAGCTAGGTTGTATTCACTCCTGCTACTTACCTAACATTCAAGTTGTCCATTTGTGGACATGCAGGAGGCACTAAGTGTCGTCAAACGTTGGAGTTTTAAGTTCTGCGCAATCGTCTACAGTTGGAATTTGGTGCGAAGCAACACTGAATCAAAATATTGCTTTAAGCGCTAATACGGCGACCACTGTTACTTTCGTAGCCCCCGCTACTGGTAGCGGATCATTTTTCTCTTCGAACACCTACCAGTTGCCCATCGCGGTAACTCTGCTTTCTAACACGAACTACAACTCCCCAGCCCCAAACATTCAGCAGTCCAACATCAACTTCTTGAACACGACCAACGTAGCTATTTCTAGCGTGTTCCAAAATAGTTCGGGAATCAATGTAACGTTCTATGGCATGGGAAGCGCGAACAACGTCAATACTAACTCGCGGCTACTGTTCGTGTTCAACAACGGGATCTAAGTAAAGGAGTTCACTTATGGGTACATTTCAGAAATCTAACTGGACTCGCACGACTAGCTCGGAACACTCTCGTTGCTATGCACCGAATGCTGTGGCCGCAGGAAACGTAGCCGGAAACGGCGTAGCTACCGTAGTCACCGTAACCGTGCCTTGGCAGTTTCAGGGCAACGGTCAAGTAGAAGCGACCTTCCCCGCGACGTTTACGAACGGTAACGTAAATAGCGGAATTACTTTGGGGAGCACGCAGTTGCTTCCTACCTCAAGCGGTTCCTATGCGGCTGGAAACCACCCTCGCGTACAGGTGCCGGTAATTAACTCGACTAACGCAAACTTGAACCTCCAGCAAACCTGTGATTTGGTCATCGTTCAATACTAAATCGTTTGTTTTCAATAACTTACAGACAGCAAACGAGAGATTTAACAATCTATTTATGAACCAAAATAATAGGATTGAACCCCTCCCTTGAGAATCGTTTGGAATAGTTTTGAATCTGCCATCCCCCTTGATATCGGGAATGATCCCACTGATTTCATCGTCGAATTAAGCCGTCCCGACGGTGCCCAAGCTACCATCAAAAGTACCCAGATTAATGGTTCAGGCGAGGTATGGCTATTCGTGAATGGCCGCCCCGGAGGATCGGGAGTTAAGCCCGAAGCGGTGCTAGTTCCAAATTATGCCGTGAGATGTTACTCTTATGAAAATGACACGACTCCGCGCCACGAAATACCAATTCTTAACTGGATTTTAAAGGGGAAAACTTTGCGATTGACGGTGGATATATCACTGTAGAACAGTTCCCGCCCGTACCCTATATTGCTCGCTTCGATACTGCCCCCGCCAAAAACCTAAAAGGTTACATGGCCAACCAGGAACTAGAATTCCTAGCCGAGCTAGCTTCTACTCACAAGAAGATTCTAGAAATCGGTTCCCACTATGGCCGCTCGACTCGGGCCATGGCCGACAACACGGAAGGCGTAGTAGTCGCTTGCGACCATTTCCGGGGACCAACCGACGTAATCATGTGTTGGAAAGACCGCGAGGCCATCTATGATGCGTTCCTTAAAAATATGGGCGAACATATCGCCTCAGGCAAAGTTCTGCCCTGGAAAGCCAATCACAAGTCTTTGGACATTGCTACTTCACCCGTACAACCGAAGTTCGACATGGTATTCGTGGATGGTCAGCATGACTACGACAGTGTGTACCGCGATATTCAATTCGGGCTATCGGTCCTAGAAACCGGGGGGCTAATCTGCGGCCACGACTATGACATTACTTCCCCAGGGGTAGTGATGGCGGTAAACGGCCTGATCGACGGTTTCACGGTAGGCGAGAACACAAGAATCTGGCTCAAGGAAATACATTAAACGTATGCGAGTCGATGAACTAGCAGGCAAAAGCCTATTTGTCACCACCCCGGTCTATAATCTGCAATGCCATACCAACTACGTGAATGGCTTGCTGAACCTTGCGAGCCTGTGCAGGGCATACGAAGTCCAGCTACAAATTAACTTCGTCCACGACAGCCTAGTAACCCGCGCCCGCAATCGCCAATCCGACCTATTTCTATCGTCAAACTGCACCCATCAGATGTTTATCGACAGCGATATCGAGTTCGAGGGGGCAGATGTACTAAAGTTACTCTGTATGGACCAAGAATTTATCTGCGCAGCCTACCCCAAGAAGCAGACCAATTGGGCGAGGGCCAAGCGAGCCATCAAACTGAATCCCGAAATCGAGCCGAGAGACTTAGAGGTTCTCTGCGGAGACTTCGTTTTCAATATCGTCGGAACTCGAACTAGCCCCGAAATTACTACCATTAAACTAGACGAATTGAACGAAATCACCGATGCTGGGACGGGTTTTATGCTTCTAAACCGCACGGTCTACGAGAAGCTAATCGCAGCTAACGCAGTGAAGTCCTATACCCCAATGTCGGACGAGCAATCCTTTTATGGGCCGAAAATCTATGACTTCTTCCGCGCCGACGTTGACCCCGTATCGGATTACTATCTTTCGGAAGACTACTACTTTAGTCGGCTTTGGAAGTCGATTGGTGGGAAAGTTTGGATGGCCCCGTTTGTGAAGTTGAAGCATTGGGGAACCTACTGCTATGCAGGCAACCTCGTAGCTATCGCAGAATCAGGAATTGGGCAAGCGGAGATAGACGAAAAGCTAGCTGCTGATCCAACCATTAAAGTTTCGGAAGCCGCTAGCCGACCACAATCGGTTCGTGAGGAACTCGCCGCTTCTGAAGCCCGCGCCCAAAAGGCGAGCGGTAAGAACGAAATAGACTTGCTTCCACCACCTTCTTTAGTATTTAACACTTAGGAGCGTGAACCGTTTGCCGCGTGGTAAGAATCCGTTTAACCAAGAAGCCGTGGATAGCTTCACCGAATTTCCCCTCGATCCAACCAACACCGAAAAGCCCATCGAACTAGCTACGAATCCTACCCAGGCAGCCGTGCCCGTAGAATTCTTCTCGCAGATGCTTGCCATGTTTGCGGAAAAAATGAATGAGGGAATTAGGGAAAGCATTAAAGCCGCCCGCGAAGTACCTATTGATCCAATCAAAGAAGCACAGAAAGCTAGGGCAGCGAAGACTAAGAAGGATGCCGAAGAAGCGCATTGGAGCCAGTTACAGGCTAGATTTTTACAGTGCAGCCATTTAAGAGACGATGGCAGTTCGTGTATTTGCTGGGCTATGCAATCAGATAATGTGCAGCGCGGATATTGTCCTCATTGCTATTGTGTATTCTCCCCACTGCGCCAGGAATGCTCTAGCCAGGAAGTGTTCGAGAAGTACAAGGACGTGGTAAGGCTTCCCACTAGAACCGGGAACTCTGTGCTATATATATAGAATGCCATTTGAAAAAGGGTATACGCCATGGAACAAGGGCAGGAAGATGGACGAGGCATTTTGCGAAACCCTGCGGAACAAGCCATGGAAACCACGCCTAGAAGTGCCAATTGGTAAGGTTTTCGGTTGGCTTACGGTGATTGGTTTTGGTGAGCCAAGACAAATGAAAGGCTCCGCTTCTTCGCATCGCCAAACATGGCTTGGGGCAACTTGGCAATGTAGGTGTGAATGCGGCGCTATTATTGAGTGTATCCCCGACAGGCTTCGAAGTGGAGCGAACAAGAGTTGCGGGTGTAAGCGAGCGAAGTATAGCAGTGCAGATGCGGCTGCGCGTGATCTATACACGATGTACAGGGCGAGCGCCATAAAGCGCGGCCTAGAGTTTTCTATTTCGTTGGAACAATTTTTGACCATTACTTCTGAAGAGTGTTTTTTCTGCCCCGCGTTACCCTCAAACCCACATTATGCTAGACATAAACGCAAGCGCGTTGAAAACATGCCATACATATCGAATGGCATAGACAGACTAGACAATAACCTGGGATATACAACTCGTAATTGTGTACCTTGTTGCGCTACCTGCAATGCAATGAAAAGCGACCACACCTACGACGCTTTCATTTCCAAATGCAGAGAAATAGTGACAAAACACGATACCCGCCAAGCGCAATCAGCCGCTTAAGATTATTCTGCCAACTCCCGTATTCTTGCGTTGTGATGCAAGACTTGCGCCCAACCACGAATGCCTACTGGTTTCTCCGGCAGTGGAAGAATCGGCTGCATAACGAATCCTTTGGCCGCAAGCGCAACCTATTCTGGGAAGAACGCCTCGTTCGCCACACTTACGCCATCGCCAAAGCCATCATGCAGGTCAGGGCTATTGAACTTACCAAGGAGAAGGCCGCTTGAAGAAAATGCTGTGGCTGCTACCTCTATTTTTCCTATTCGGAATCTGTGCCTCCGCGCAAACCGTTCATACCTATTGCCCGCTAGACGGTACTTGCAACTGGTTAGGAGTTAACAACTTTAACAACAATTTGAACGTGGTGAATGCGGGAATTTTCAATGCCGGTACCTACACCTGCTATCTATGTTCTGCGGTGGGTGGTTGGACACCTAGCTCGATTCTTCCTGGTCCGATTACTTTACCATCAGAACTAGATGTAATTTCGGCGGGACTGGTTATCCCCGCAGGCTCGAATGTGAATGCCGGGGCTGAATCCATCGGAGCCTATGCCATCAATCAAGCGGATACGCGACCCGCCGTAGGAGCTTGCCCACCGGATTGCTCGGGGGCAAAAAACAACGCGGTAGACGTTTTTGGCATTTGTAAAGCAACAGCTAGCAATTCTAGTTGTTGGGGGGAAAACTACACGGTCGGAGACTACCCGGGAACCTCGGGTAGCTTCTTGATTGGATCAGAAATTGATATGTACCCGCTAGGCAATGGTCGCATTCTAGCAGGCTTTCAGTTAACCATCAATGGAGGCACGGGTATACTCGCCGGAGGCTCAGCCGGATTTGTTATCAACAACAATCGAACCGATGGCCAGACCTTATCCATCGGTTACTTCGCGAATCCTACTTGTTGCCTAGTGGCCTTTGAAGCAGGAAGCCTTGCAGGAGCCAATACAGGTTCTCAAAGTATTGTTTTTGGCCGGAATGTTTCGAGCGTTTATACGGCAGACGCCAACATCGCAGAAGATGCAAGCGGAAATCTAAACCTTACCGTCCCAGCGAATGCCGGGGTAAACGTAGCGGGAATCTTATCCTTGACCGGAACTAGCAATACCATAGATTTTTCGGCTACCGCCCATAAAACAATTTTCTTCGTACCCGATCCAGTCGCCACCCGATCTATTAATTTGCCGGATTCGGGAGTGGCCAATACCAACGTCGGGTTAAGCTTGAATCTATCCACCGGAACCTATGCCTCGGGGACCGTAGCAGGATGCACTACGGGAAGCGCACAAGGAAATACCTGTTTAACGGGGAGCGGGGCCACTGGAAGCGTAGTAACGGTCTCTCTTCCGGCCTCTTTTTTGGATACTGCCTACGATGCCGGATGTTCTCCACGGGGTGCTCCCACGAACTTCCCAGGCACTCCTTTTGTAGTTACCAAGTCGGTGGGGTCGTTTACGGTTAACTATATAGCTGAGACGGCGGCATCAGCTTCTTGGCCGAACTTAGATTGCTGGGCAATTCATCACTAATGTCATCAACTATTTTACTTAACGATGTTGTGTCATTTTGTCAGACTCATGTGAGGATGGCTCCTCTTATTAATGCTGGCGGGGTACCGAATGAGCCTGCGCTCTCGATTTGCAATGACACCCTACAGTCTCTACTCTCCTCTCCCTATGACTGGAAGTTTAATAAGGGAGCCATCCTGCCATTTACGACCATTCCCTACCAGCAAGACTACGTGCTCTCAGGCTGTCGGATGGATGTTACGGCAGGCTTTGTCAATGTCTGTTCGGTTCACCTTAATTCGGTTATATCGGCCAACGGCCCAGGGTTAACCCAATCAGGCAACACGGTTACCGCTCTATTCTCTGACTTCGCGCCTAATGGTACCTTTGGACTCAATGGCCCTCCTGGGTCTCAACCTGTAACTACAGGGTCTAGTATCCCAACTCCCGGGCAGTTTGTAACCATTACCGGGGCTTTACAGCAAGCCTACAACGTAACCAAGGCTGTCATTACCGGACAGATTATCGGAGCGAACGGCGGAGTTGAGGGGATCACATTCAACATCGCGACCACCGGGCTAGCAATTGACGGTGGACAGGGGATAGGCGACTTAAACTGGGTTTCCCACTGTACTCTCCAGGACTACATGAATACGGCCACAGTAAGGCCGGTCCACGACATCGAAGTAGTGTCTACACTCTATATCGAGAGCATCATTCAGCCCCCGTTCAAGGTTTGCATGTTGCTCGAAAACGTGCCTACAGTTACGCCGGTGGTGTTAACTGATTTAAACGGCAGTAATTGGATCTTGGGGGTTACCCCGACCGGGTTTATCACCGCCAGCCAAACCAACCTAATAGGAACAGCTTTTTATGCGCTAAACGATTCCGTGACGGCTACCACATGGAAACTCAGCATTAACATCTTTGGTGGGTTAGTTACGACTTCGACTACGTTTTCTCCTAACCCGCCGAAGATACTTTATGTGTCGGCTAACACCCCTATCATCATCTCGAACGGCATCCTAGAAACCATTGGAAGTCCTACCGGGCAGTCCTTCGGAACTACGCTTGTATTTCGATTCTGGCCCGTACCGTCTACTCAGATTTGGCAGGCTTACATCTTCTATCAGCTAAAAGCCCCGGTCAAAACTTCGCTACAAAATACTTGGGCACCGTGGCCAGATAACTTAGCCTATGCGCTCCGAAGTGCTGTACTATATGCAGCTTTTAATTGGTACGAAGATCCTCGTGCGCCCACTCAATATGCAAAAGCCCAAGCTGATATTCTAAAAGCTTTAGACATAAAAGATCAGGAAGCTAGAAGCGAATCGTATTTTCCTGATGTAAGTATAATGCGCGGAGGATAATATTCTTTAAGATAACGCCAATCCTGCGATACACTTATGGGATTATGGGGTGCGTATACGCAATCGTGAACGATATAAATGACAAGATTTACATTGGGCAGACCAAACGAACGCTGAAGCAACGGTGGAATGAATATCGAACTCACCGCAAAGATGACGGCACAATAAACAGAGCTATTTTTAAATATGGCCGCGAGCATTTCTATCCAAGCGAAATTATCCAAGCCGATACCCAAGAGAAGTTGGACGAATGGGAAACGATGCTAATCTTACTTATGAAATCTAGCGACGGGGAATATGGTTACAATCTTTCTACTGGTGGTGACCATCCCGTATTGACTCCAGAAATCTGCAAACAGCGAGGAGACAGAATGCGAGGAAAACCACGTATTCTGCACGTAGAACACACTGCCGCTTTTGGTAGACCATTGTCCGAACACCATAAGCAACGCCTTCGTGAAGGATGGAAAAAAAACCCCGAGTTAGCAGAGGAACGTAGAGCTAAACTACGCGGAGATTGGTCACGTAAAGGTACTGAAATAAGATGGGGTAAGGAGAAAGGTAGCTAACTTGAGTTATCTTTCTGAAGCTGCGTTAATTTTCTGGCAGAGATGGTATACCGGCTGGATAACTTTAAGAAATCAACTAACGACGCCAATAAGATTAATGGGTCGCCGGGTAATCGAACTTTACGATTCTCTCTTATCTGGCAATGACTTAGAGATAACCCCTCGCCTAACCCTTCAACGCCGTCCGGGGTACGTTTCCTACGCCTCTGGGAATACCTTCTCTGAAGTGATTAACATGTATAGCTGGAAGACGGCGAGCCAAGGCGTCTACCAAATCTTCGATACCAGCACCGACATCGAATATGTCCCCCCGGGATCTACTTCGCCTACGGTGATCTTTACTAAGCCCGCAGGAACCTTTCTCAATAAATCTTACTTCTACGGGGTGGGTAACTATCTCTTTGTAAGTGGGATTGGGTTTGCCTTTAAGTGGGATGGCCCCAACGGAAAACAAGGAGTTACCAATTGGGGAATCTCGCTATCTCAAGCTAGCTTTGGACCAACCATTTGTACTACGGGAGCAAACAGTAACGCCATCTCCCCTGGTGTGGCCTGGACTAACCCGACTAGCGTTACGGGAGCATCTTCCTTTGCTTCGGTGACTCTACCATTAAATACACAATCTAGAGCCTTACAGTGTAGCGGTTTTAATTTTTCAGTTACAGCCGGAACGATTATCAGTGGAATCCAAGTCACAGCTACCGTGAGTGTTCCAACTTCAGGAGTCGAATTTGTCCTGTATGGCCCAGGGGGATTTATTGGTATCCCAAAGCCTGTCCACCAACTAGCGGTTCCTACCGCCATTAGCTTGGGGAATGCATCCGATTTATGGGGTGCGTCTTCCATCACTACCGCACAAACCAATAGTAGTGCTTTTAGTATTATTGTGATTGCTAGCGGCTTTCCCCCGGGCGGTGGGCCAGGAACGGTCAAACTAAACGATGTTGTGGTAACCATTTTTTCAGGCGGCCCAATCACTGGCACACCCACTTCGAGTGGTACGTTCTCTGCAATTAATGGGTTTTCCTACGTGCAAGCGTATGGCAATTCCGTGTCCGGGGAAATCTCCAACGCAACCGTGCAAGGAATCAACACCGGACCATTTACCAATGCTGCGTATGTGGCAGTACCCGTAGTGGCTTCTCCCGATACCCAAGTAGATCAAATCCACGTCTATCGAACTACTGACTCGGGGGGAGGCTCGATCTTTTACGAACTACCCAATTCTCCCTTTGCCAACGCTACGGTATCCCCGGGGATTCACGATGCTGCGGCAGATACCGCCTTAAATCTCAATAGCCAAGCAGCGACCAACTTTCAGAACACGCCGCCGCCTGCCAATTTAACCGCCCTTGAATGGTTTGCCGGGAGACTGTGGGGTGCGGTTGGCAATCAGTTATTCTTCTCGACTGGCCCAGATTCCTTGTCAGGCTTACAGCAATCCAACTGGAACCCTGTCTATGTGTTTGTCATCCCAACTTCGGTTACACGGTTGACATCCCTACCTAATGGGATGCTGATTCAAGACCTAGACGAAATCTTGGTAGTCCGTGGAACCTCCACTACGTCGTTTACCGTCAATTCCTTCATCCGCGATACCGGGCTATGGAACTACAACGCCTCCGACAGCGATGGTTCGAACGTCTACATGTTTACTGCGGATCGACAGTTCATTGTCGTAAGTGCCAATGGAGTCGAAGAAGTTGGTCCGAGTGGGGTATCCCCCATTGCCGATCAATTACAAAATGTTGATCCAACCCAAGCCTATGTAACCGCCTATCGCTCTGGCCTCGATGCCATGATTTTCCTGTTAGACATCGCGAATCAGGTCTTATACCCCTACAACAGCCGTCAGCAAGCTTGGTGTCTGCCTGCCCTACTGAAGATGCAACACATTACCGGGGCAGGGGCGATGGAAGTTCAGCCGGGAGTATGGAAGTATCTGATTGGGTCGAACGGACCTACAGGTCTAACCCCGCTCTTAGGCCAACGCGATCTGAATACCTTTACCGATCTGGGAACTCCCTATGCTCCGCAGGTAGTGATTGGAACCATCCAAGAAGCCGACCCTGGGACACTAACGAAGATGGAGAACGTGTTCCTAGAACTGACTAGCGCAGGCAGTGTACCTACAATATCCATTCTGCCGAACGACCAAGGTGTGACGCTAACCAATCCCGTAGGGTCACAGATCACAGGTAAGTTTATTCCGCTGATTAACCCGGTTCCAGATCCTCCGACTTACGGAGCGCAGCCGATTAATTATCGTAGCCTACGCTACTACTGGCTAACCTCTCCCTCGCCCGAAGCAGTAAAGTATGTGCAGATTTTGATTCAGTTTATAGCGGAAAATGAACAGAACGAAATTTTGGGACTTGGATTATCGGGCAAGCAGTCTGGGGATTCGCCCGCTCCCGGTGCCCTGCCACAACTTCAAGGCCACTAATGACGCGACCTACATTAAATGAACTTCTCGACAAGACTCAAGCCGCCGCCGAACGACAAGCGAATGTGGAGCTAAACACCATTAGTCCAAACCGTCCTCCTACTCCAAGTCGTCCGCGCAGTTATGCCTCGCCGCAAGATGTCTACGATACCAGCATAGGCTACGAATCGCCGTTCATGAATGTCTCCCCGGGAACGCGGCGAGCCATGTGGCAGATACCAGATGTTGCCCTGACCCACACAACGGTAAACACAATTAAGAGCAGTTCCATCCCGCGTACTACGGGAGCTACCCAAATCCTCAATGGAGCGATTGCGAACGTAGCCGCTTCCAATATTTGGAGTACCGTTCCTAATTTGGAATTATCTCTCGTAGTGAATGGTCCCGCTAGCATCTCCGCCACGGTTCCGCTTCAATCTAAGAACTCCGCCGACCCAGTACAATTCGCATTCTACCGGGGTGGGCAGTTGATGTCCCAAATCTTTACCCACGCAACATCGAGTAACGTGAATACCCCGAGTATTGTAACCTTTGCCTATACCGATTCCGCACCACTCAGCCACGGCTTATTGAATCTTGAAACCTATAGCCTGTTTTGGAAAGCTACTACGCTCGGCAATGTTACTAGCCCGGGAGTTAGTCGGAGTATGTTCGTGAATAGCTTGATCCCAAGTTGAGTGTACAATCAGGCCATGATAACCAACCGGCCCATCGTAGAGTCTGACTTCTCACGCATGGAGAAAGAGATTCGCGAAGACCAGTGCCATGCTTCTTGGATGACTCCGCAATTCTTTACCGAGAACAGTACGGTGTCGGTGGTTTACGAAGACGAAGAGACACCCATCCTTTACGTGAGATTGAGTTCCTGTCTCCGAATCCATATTCAATTTTGCGATGTAAGTAAAGACAAAATCCGGCGCTGTCTCATAACCCAATTTGCCGACATCGTGACACGCGCTCGGGAAAATGGCTACAAGCAAATCGCTTTTGAGACAGAAAGCCCCACGTTAAAGTGGTTCTGCCATCGCTACCTAGGATTTTCCAATAGCCCCCACGAACAGGTTCTATGGATCAAACCACCATCAGGGACCGATGCGCCGCACTCCTTGGGGTAGGTGTCGGGCTTCCCCGCGTGGCTTGCGGTTTCGGTTGGGAGCGACGGGTCCATGCGCTGCTCCTAGGTTATGCGAGGGCGGACTCAGGGAATAAATCCCTGGGGTGAAGTCCCCGCTTTTGTCGAACTTTACCAATTCTTTACCAGTACGCTCGGTGACCGAAAAGCGGTAGGCCGTGTTTCCTCGAATGAGGTAGGCCATGCGGCGGGTGACGATGGCATCGGTGAACAACTTGAAACGCTTGAC